TGAGTTCTTGAATTGCAGCTACAGGAACACCGGCCATGCGTTTGATTCGATCTAGTAGATCTTCTTCTTCTGGAGTGGGTGCGTCTGCATTGGCATCACCTTGTTCGCCTGGGCGGCCATCATCGTAAACGTTTTCTACACCAACTGCTTTCTTCAATAGCTCTTGTTTTTGTTGTAATGGTGGAAGGAATAGATCTTCTGGCTCTTTGTCGTTACCACTTGCTGTAGTGCCATTTGGGCTGGGCTTTTCTGCTTCTGCATCAGCTACAATATCTACGTCAATGAGTGCGCCAGGATTTTGGATACGTGGATCTGGAGTGCCGCCTTCTGCGTGTTCTAAATTGTTGGCCAATGTGCGTAGTATGTCAGCGACTCTCATATTTTTCCTTGTTTTGTATTTAGCTTATAAAGAACATAAAGATTATCTGGGATAGCCTTTGAATGCTTTTACCGGACTTGTTTTGTCAACAAATGCAGGCTCTACACTTTTAGCTGTGCTTACCAAGTCTTTTCCGCCGGGTGTATTGGTCATTGCCAGTGCTTGATCAATTACTTTTTCAATACCACTGTTCATCCCAACCACAACACCGTGTTCTCCAAACGCTGTTTCTGGGCTCCATTTGGGTTTAAATGGATCTATAGAATGATCGTCTGTGCCAGCATCGCTTCTTGCACGAGCCATGGCCACACCAAATCGATAATTACGATACGGATCCGCAGCACTTAATCCAGGAATCACATAAGTGTAACGCATAGGATCTGCATACTCAGGCGGAAGATCCTTTTGCTCCGTAATAAACTCTCGAGCTCTCATCTTGGATAACCTTTGAATGCTACCACTGGACTCAGAGTGTGTGTTGATTCTACTTCTTGACTACGATTATCACCGTCGTTGAGATCGTGATTCTCGCTACCAGTTGCTTGGAATGCTTGTTTAAGCATGGCGGCTTCTTCGTCTGTGTAGGGATGTGCTGTGTTGTAACGACCAGACCAAGATTCAGAATCCAAATCTAAGGGCTTGCCAGATCCGTCAGCGGTGGCTACAGCCATCATTACACGATTTAATTCGTAGGTGCGATCGTATCCGCCAAAGTCGCGAAATTTAGTAAGCCCGCGGGTGCCGGCTTGCCGACGGTTGCCAATTTTGCCAACACGTTTCTCAATGAGAAACTCTGAAGCTCGCATGATTAGAATCCTGCGGTAGCTGAACTCGCTGTGCCGATTTCTCTAACAGTAAATGTGGCGCTACTGTTTACAGTAAATTTATTACCAGCGCCAACATACACTTGTTGACGACTGTTTGGCGCAACGATAGGAGCATTGTTGTACATGGTTCCAGGATTGCCCGTGGTCAATGTGTACGATCCACTGTCACTAGACGAAGCATTGGCACTCATGACCAGACTTTCACCGTTGACTGCACTAATCACTGTTGTGGTATTGGCCACACCTGGACCTGTGACAAATGTAGCACCAACTAAGTTTTGTGCTGCCTGTGGTGTCAACATGACATTGCTACCACTAACCACACCACCTGCTATGCCCACTGTAGGATTCCCGGCCTGCATGACATACACGTTCCATGTTGCCGAGGAACTGGTTGTGACTATTTCGGCCTTGTCGGTGTACCATGTTGCGTTTGCTATGTTAGCATTGTAGACATTAGCTTGACTCATTGTGATTAACCTTTATAATTTTTCCAGGTCTTGAACAAGCTACGCTCAAGCTCTACGGACTCTTCCATACTGACCTGACGACGTAGTTGACTGGCCACAACCGGAATGGTTGTTTGTCCAGTACTCTTAGGACCATTTAGGCCGCCTGAGTAGGTACGCAAGTTAGGATCTGCATCCAATGTTTCTGTATTGGTTGGCCAATCTGGACTGTTCTCGTCTACCTGTTGTTCACATCCACATGGTGTGGCTCCACAAGTAGAGCAACTTTCTCCGCCTTGGTGTTCAATTCCAGCGGCCTTGAGCAACTGTGCCAGCACATCGGCTTCGGCGCCTTCGGCGCTGACAGTGATACTCTTGTGTGGTTGACCGTTTTCGTCTGTGCTCATGTTGACTGAAACATTCATGCTTTCCATCAAGGACTCAACTTCACGATTGATGCTTTCGTAAACACCCTTGCCAAACTGCATGCCTTTGCTGGCTTTAGGGGCCGCAGGTGCTGTAGCTACACTGCCAGCAACGGTTGTTTCTTCAACTTCTTCCTTTTTGGCTTTGACTTTTTTAGGCAAATTCTTTTCTTTGGTTGTAGCAAAGTCGTGTGTGTCGCTGGGTTTCATTGTTTTAGCAACTTTTTTCAACTCAGGACTTGCGCCTTTGATCTTTTCACCCTTTTGCATGGCATGTGCCATGCCCATAAACTTGCGTTGGGCCTTGCTGACTGCTTTTTCTGCTACAGGTTCCATATGCTGTTCAGCATCACGTTCGTGTGTGCTCAAAATGTAATCAGTTACACTACTCATCATGCCTTTGATTTGGCCGATCTTTTCTTGTACCCACTCTGGCAAGTTTTCGTTGCTACGTAAAGCATTTTCAAGTTCTTTGGCACTACGAACAATAGTGTGTAAAGAGTCTTTGGCCATGCCAGCTTCGTCATCATACTCGCCGCGGTCAGTTATGGGCATGCCATCTTCTTTGACTTTACGATCACCTTTGTGTTTCCAGGCGCCCTTGGTAGTGCGCTCAGGACCCTTGGCAGGACCTTTTGGACGTCCTTTTTTCTTAGGCTCATCACTTTTGACTTCGTCATCCTTGTCAATGTCTGTATCTACAGCCTTGCGTGTGTAACGTTTACTGTAGCCTGTATCTTTAACATCATAACGACTGTGTGTCTCTGCTTCTTTTTCTTTTTGAAGCTTGTCCATATGTTCTTTGTCAAAGGCTGTGCCTTTGCTACGCGGCTCTTTTTTCTTTTCTCCAAGACCAACTGTGTCGGCTTCTTTGACAGGATAGGTCTTGCCGCCAACTTTGATTGTTTCGCCTTTTTGGATGCCGTTGGCTTTGGCCTTGGCTACCGCACCACTAAATGCATTACCTTCGTTGCACTTGCATGGAGCACAGTCACATGCAGGGCAGTGACCTTCTTCAAGACTACTGGTATCTTTGAATGTTTTGTCGCCCAATTTGAAACTGCCACCTTTTGGAGTCTTGGCCAATGCACCAGTAAATGCATTGCCTTCTTCCATGTCGCCTTCTTCAACTTGGCCTTTGGCTCGCATTTTTGCCAACTGTGCACCAGCAATACGATTACCTTTTTCAATGTTACCGCCGCCGGCTTTCTTGGCCAAGGCTTTGAATCCTGTTGTGGCATTGTTGTGCTTGCCTAGATCACGCTCGTTGAGTGCTTGTGCCAGCGGGCTTTTCTTGGCAGTCTGAGCGGCAGGCACTGAGTGCTCTGCTAGATTTTGTTTTTCAGCCAACGAGGCCAATCTTTTGTTTAGGTCGTAAAAAAATGTCATTGTGTTATCCTTTTGGGTTTGCGCCGGTAGCCGGACGTGGCGGTCTCTTGACCTTGGTCATTGGGCTTGTGTTACCCATAGGTAAATCGTTTGTGGTCTTGGCTGGTGGTGTCTTGCCGCCAGCTACCGTAAAGTCACTGCGGTATGTGTTCTTAAGTACTGCATGTTCATCATACGGCGCAGAGTAATCTTTCTTTAATGCTTTTTGTTCTGGGGTATCAGCTGGATAGTCTGTGTCAGTTAACAGATCTTTGTTTTCTGTGTCAACACGTTGTTTTTCCGTGGCCATGCTATCTTCGTATGGAGTAGTCATCATGATGATGCGGTTAGGATCCATAAACAAGTCCTTGGCAATTTCTTTGATCTGCGGTTCAATAGCTGGATAGCGGAATTCTACATCCATACTGGTCACTGAATCGTTGCTGTGTTTAGGAAAGTCAGCAGGGTTGAGTTGGACAGGACTGGTCTTTGCACGACTGATCTTGACTGGCTCAAACTGCTTGAGTTTGGCTTCTAATGCTTTGATAAAATCAGAAGTAACGTCACCTACAATTTTGATCTTGTAGTTGTAGGTTCTTTCGGATTCTGCGAGGTATTGTTGAAAATTTTTCATATTTGTATCCCTATATGATATTTATGCTTTGTTATTGTTTTGGTCACGACTGCCAATCAGTCGTTCCAATAAATCGTTGCGGCTCAGGATCTGTCCGTGGGCTGTTTCTACAGCGTCTGCTTCAGGATCAGCTTTACGATCTTGATCTAGCTTGAGTTTTTTCATCTGTAGATCTATCATTTTGAGCTTTTTGTTTAGCTTGGTTGTTTTGGCTGTAAGTGCATGACCCAACATGGTTCCGGCCACTGCAAACAGTTCAGCACTAAAGCGGCTGTCTACATTCATGCCCAGATCGCTGAGATTTTGATAACTTTCCTTGGCCAAGTCAGCTATTTCATCCAGTTCACGATCGCTAGCATCTAGATCGCGGATGGCCGGCAGTGCGGCATCAATCTTGTCAATGGTGTTGTCTATTTCTACAATAGCGGCACGGGTTTCTTCTGTGGAAAGTGCTGATTCCTCCGCAGAGTTTTCGCTAGGTGGAAAATCAAATAATTCTTCAAGTTTCTTGGTCATGCCCTATTTACCGCGTTTTTTTCCACCCTGGTGGAATATCTGATCTTCGGTGATGACTCTAAAACGCAGACCATTGGCTTTACACCAGCGTTGTGCTGCTTCCCATTTGAAATGATTAACTGCCACTATGGCACGATCTCTTGGGTTCATCTTTTCAGTTAACTGACTTTGCTTGGATGGTTTGATTTCAATCAGTTCGGCAATCATGGTGTTGTTAGGGCCACGGTAGGTCACAATAAAGTCTGGCACATAAGTTGTGGCCTTGCCTGTCAGGGGATTTTGATAAGGAATACGTATGGGTTCGCTGGCCCATTGTAGCACATTTTCGTTGTTGTCGCAAAACTGCATGAATGCCCACTCCCAACTGCTGCGATATCTGGGAACACCACGACCCACATACTTGTGAGCATTTTTTACTACAAAAGGACCTTGTGCAAATTTGGCCATGACTCAACTCCTGATGTTGTGAGCCACATAGTAGTTGGGTTGTGTGGATACGTTGATGCCCAGCAAGGTACTGTTGCTTCGTGTATTGTTTAGATAATAAGCCAAGGTAGCTGTGAGTTCCGGGCCGTTAAGTCCTTGTATCTGACTCAATAAGGTTAGGATCGGAATGTCACTTTGAGCAGCTACACGGAATAAAGTAATTGTGAAGTTACCGGCGGCTTCGGCTGTTCCAAACACCGAACGAAAATAGCTATTGACCGCATCATAGGCATCCACTGGCACTTCAACCTCATAATTGTAAAACTGATCAAATATGCGTACTGTAGTATCTTTTTGTGGATTGGCGTAGTTTACTGATCCCATGTTACAATCCTATCTGAGTACCTAGGGTAGGAGTCTGACCGTTGATTGGGCTGTTGGTGTTGTTTTGTATGTACGCCGGTGGCGCCTTAGGAAACAGGAATCCATTGGCACTGTTGACCGCTTGACGGACTGATCCTGGAAGACCTTGTTGTAACACGCTAACTGCTGCTTGTTTGGCTTCGGTACTGGCAATACTTGCAATGTCCTTGCCCTTGAACGTATTATAGGTTGTACTGGCTGTCTGTGCTAGGCCAATAATCTGTGCTAGACCTCCTCGTCCTGAGTTCAAGGCCTGTAGATCTTGTACCGATCCGGTAAGTGCATCAATAATGCCGCCTTGCCCAAATACCGTGGCTGTACTGCCCGGACGTGCCAATCTGCTTTTTACTGTGTCGTAATGATTAGGATCAGCAAACCCAGCAACCGAATTACTAGGTGTAGCTCCACCAACAGCACCATCAAAGTATTTGACTGATTCATAACGTATGGTCATTTGATTGGCCATGGTACCACCGCCTTCGGCATAGCTATAGGTATCATGATTCCAGTTGGTAATGATAGGATTGATCAGGGTGTAGGACGCATACCGTTTAGCAGCCAGGCCGTAAATAGTTATGTCGGTAAAAAATGGAGGTTTACCATTGTTGTCACCGCTGGCTGTACCTTGATTATTGTCATTATAACCTTCGCCAGCAAAACCCCAGTCTAGACTTTGGCGTTTAGGACTGTAAATATCACTGGTGTTGTAGCTGGATCCATTGGACATGGTTGCCAACACGCCAGAAGTACCATTTTGATTTGCTACCCCGTTGTAGGGTTGAGTAGGATCTTTGTAATAGTAAGCGTAGTACTGATACCACATGTTGCGAATCAAATCGCCTTGGTCATCATGGAATGACACATTTACTGGATCGTAGTTGATCTTGGTTTGTACTAGACGTTTGCGATTGTATTGATTCATGGTATCAACATCGATCGTGTACTTGGGTAGATCAATGGTCTTGACCATGAGTCCTATGCTGCTGGTGTCTCCGTTACTGCCAAAGGCGTTCCTGATTGCAGGAATCTGCATGTTGAGATTGAAGTAAACATGAAATAGATACTTGGTACGAGGAGTGAGATTGTAATTGTCGCTTCTAAAAGTTTTAGAAGCATGACTGTAATCTTTTAATCCAGGGCCGTTTAGAAAGCCCTGGAGTAGGTTCTCACCAAAACTTGGTAAGGTGGACATGGTATTAGGTACCTAGGCCGCTTGCAATATCGCCTAGAGTTCTACCAACTACCGCGCCAACACCTTCGCCGTTGGCCTGTAACGCATTGTCAAAGCGGATGGTCATGGAAATGGTCATGGCTTCATTGGTGCCGTAGTTGGCATCGTTGTAGTTGACCCCTTGAACGTAGCAACCATACAAGGTCCATGTTTCTAGAGCTACCGGAGCATTGGCACCGTTGCCACCATCTAGAACTTCAAACTGTGTGGTAAATTTGTAGTCAATACCAGATGCTGCACTTGACATTTCTGCAAAGTCCAACTGTTTCTGTAGTTGTTCGCCAACCAGTTTAGAAACATTGCCTCCGGCATCATCACGTAGATTACAAGTAATGTCTTGCCAGGCATACTTGCCGGCCAACTTGATAGTGCTGTTGTAGATAGGAAGATCAATGTTTTCAAATGTCACGTTAGGACGTTGAAAATCAATT